CATGGCAAGACAGTTCTTACAAAATGCAATATCGTGCATGATTTTGTTTTTGCACAAGATCCATTATTTTATGGATGGGTTGCTGCATCTTCTAAGATATCTGTCCCAAATTTGGATTATGTAAAATATCACTTGGAATATAACGAAAAGATTAAGTATTATTTCGGTGATGTTAAGGGAAGAAAATGGACAGAAGATGACATTGAACTTAAGAATGGCAGCAAACTTATCTCGAAATCAAACCTTTCAGGTATACGTGGCGGGGCTAAGTTGCATAAAAGATACGATCTTATTATCCTCGACGATTTTGAAGACGAGAATAATACCTGCACGCCTGAGTCTCGTGCTAAAATCGCAAATCTTGTTACAGCGGTGGTCTTCCCTGCTTTGGAACCTGCTGACGGGCGGTTGCGTATTAATGGTACGCCTGTGCATTTCGATGCGTTTACTACGAATATTCTTAACGGTCACCTTAAAGCTAAGGCGCAGAATGAAGATTATTCTTGGAAGGTAATTACCTACAAGGCATTGCAGGACGATGGGACTCCTTTATGGCCAGGATGGTTTGGTCACAAGGAAATGGAGCGAAAGAAAAAGTTTTACTCAGATTCTGGACAACCTCAGAAATTCTATCAAGAGTATATGATGGAGGTTCAGAGCGCAGAAGATTCTATGTTCCGAAGGGAGCATATAAAGTATTGGGATGGTCAGTTTATTCATGATGATGAGGCAGGAATGTCATTCATTGTCCCAGACGGAGATGATCCTAAGCCGTGTGACATATATGTTGGAGTGGATCCAGCTACCGACAGTGCTCGTAGGGATAGTGATTTTAGTGTGCTACTCACTCTTGCTGTTGATTGCGACAACAATATCTATGTCCTTGATTATATACGCAATAGGTCGCTGCCTGTACTCGCGATACCTGGAGAGAACAAGAAGGGTATAGTTGATCATATGTTTGATCTAGCTAGCTTTTATAAACCATTGCTTTTTACTGTTGAGGACACTACTATGTCTAAGCCTATATTTCAGGCTATACAGGCAGAGATGAGAAGAAGGAATGATTTCTCCGTCAGATTTAAAGCAGAGAAGCCAGGTAACAGATTGTCGAAGAGAGATAGGATTCAAGAAATTTTAGCCCAACGCTTTGCGATTGGGCAGATTCATATTAAGAAGCATCATTATGATCTTGATCGTGAGATCACTACATTTGGCCCTCGTATGGCACATGATGATACTATAGATGCTTTAGCATATGCATGTAAGTATGCACATCCTCCTATGAATGCTAAGAAAGATAAGGATGGATGGCATAAAGAAACGCCAAAGGCACGATCATGGATTACAGCATAATAATTAATGTATAGAGGATAAGTATGCCTAAGAAGAAAGCTTCGGACAGAGTTAGAGAAATATATAAGTTAGCAAACAATCCTGTTAGAACTCAATGGGAATATGTTAATCAGCGTGGATATGAATTTGCACATGATGAGCAATTGAGCAATGGTGAGAAATCATCCCTAGAATCTCAGGGCATGCCAACATTTACTATTAATCGTATCTCCCCTGTGGTAGAAATGCTTAATTTTTATGCTACGGCAAATAATCCAAGGTGGCAAGCTATTGGAGTAGAAGGGAGCGATGTTGATGTTGCTGCTGTTTTTTCTGATTTAGCTGATTTCGTATGGTCTAATTCTAATGGTGATACCCTATATGCTAATGCAGTTAATGACTGTATTACTAAGTCAGTAGGCTATATACATGTAGCAGTAGATGCTAATCAAGATAATGGTATGGGTGAAGTTGTTGTACATCAGCCAGAGCCATTTGATATATATGTAGATCCAAAGTCTAGAGATTTATTATTTAAAGATGCAGCATTTATTATGGTTAGGAAGGTTCTTCCAAAGAACCACTTAAAGGCGCTATACCCAGAGATGAAAGCAAAAATATCTAAGGCTGGAGTAAATGAGGGATCTAATTCATCATTAACCTCTAGAGCATTAGGTGATAGAGATCAGAAATTATTTATGCGTGAAGATCCTACAGGAGATTCTTATGGAGTAGATGCTGAAGGAGAAGTTGATCAATTAATAGAATTTTTTGAAGTGTATGAAAAGGTACAGACTTCTTTTGTTAATGTATTTTATCGCATACCTCCAAGCAAAGAAGAGTTAGCTCAAATTAAAGAACAGCATCAAGTGCAGATGCAAGAGATGCAGCAAGAGATGCAAGTTCAGCTACTTGAACAGCAAAAACAAATGGAAGAAGCTATGGCTAAGGGTGAGATGCTTCCAGATAGATATAAACTTGAAATAGAAAAGGCTCAAAAGATGATGCAGGCCCAGCTAGAAGGGTTCTCTCAAGAACTTATGAGTAAACTTCAAGCGGCTAATTCTAGAATAGAAAGTCAAGTTGTTCCAGAAAAAGATTTTAAATTAATGCAAAAAGATAAGAGCTTTGCAAAGAATATTGTAGATAGTGTTCAGTTTTATTCTCCAAGGATTAAACAGACATGTGTAGCGGGAGATCAATTATTATACGAGAAGCTATTACCAGATACTGTTGTAGATTATCCAATTATACCAATACACTTTAAGTGGACTGGAACTCCTTATTCTATGAGTGCAGTTTCCCCTTTGGTTGGTAAACAGCAGGAGATTAATAAATCCCATCAAATCATGGTACATAATGCATCATTAGGTTCAAGCTTAAGATGGATGTATGAAGAGGGTTCTATCGATAATGATACATGGGAAAAGTATTCATCTTCCCCAGGAGCCTTACTTCCTATACGTCCAGGAGTAGAAAGACCAACTCCAGTTATGCCTGCCCCATTATCAAATGCGTTTTTCAGCGTAGTTCAACAAGGGAAGTCAGATATGGAGTATTTAGCTGGAATATATTCTTCTATGATGGGAGACGCTCAAAGCTCTAGTGAAACATTTAGAGGTATGTTAGCATCTGATGAATATGGGACTAGAAGGATTAAACAATGGATGAAGAGTTCTATTGAACCTGCATTAAAGCAAGTAGGAGAAGTAGTTAAGCAATTTTCTCAATCTACATATACAGCAAATAAAAGATTTAGAATTGTTCAGCCTAGTGCTATAATGGAAAGCCGTGAGCAAGAAATTAACATTCCTATCTATAATGATATGGGCCAAGCTATAGGAAAGTCCATGGATTTATCTGCTGCTAGGTTTGATGTTAAGATTGTATCTGGATCTACATTGCCAGTAAACAGATGGGCATATCTAGAGGAATTAAAACAGTTGATGCAATTAGGAGTTGTAGATGATATTGCAGTTCTGGCAGAAACAGATATTAGGAATAAAGAAAAAATTGCAAAACGTAAGAGCATCTATTCTCAGCTTCAGGGTCAGGTAAGTCAAATGTCTGAATCCTTAAAAGATAAAGAGGGTACTATTGAAACTCTTGAGAGACAGCTTGTACAAGCAGGTATTAAGAATAAGGTTATGCAAGCTTCTGTTGAGATTGATAAAAAGAAACAAGAAGTTAAAGGCGATATGGAAGGTGCATATGTTAAAACCGAAGGAGAACAGAAGTTATTACGCGATTCAATGAACACAGAAGCCAATGCTAGAAAGAAAGAAATGGCTATGGCTGTAGATAATTTCAAAAAAAGCTTGGAAAGTAACGAGGAATAGCCTTAACTTTCCCCGATTTTTATTAATTAAAAGGAGAAGAAATGTCAGAAAACACAGAAAGCAGTAACTCTGCAATAGGAATGTCAGGAGATTCTCTTCCAGAGGATCCAGTTGATGCAGCTATGAATGCAGACTCTGTAGGAAATTTTTTTGATGGCCTTGACCAAGATGTCAATGGTGCAATATTAGATGATAACCACGAGGTAACCCAAAGTCAGACAAGCGGCTCCACACCGGTAACCCGCACTCAAAATGACACTGGCTCCAATACGGTGGACTGGGAAGATGATAGCAACCCATATAAAAAGCGCTATCGTGATAGTAGTAGAGAGGCTGTAAGCAAGGCTGAGACACTAAGTGATCTTAAACCCTTTATTCCAGTTCTTGAAGCTATGAAGAAAGATAGTGGTCTAGTAGATCACGTACGTGGATATTTGCAAAACGGTGGGAAACCATCAACAACTATCACAGAACAGTTGGGTATTGGAGAAGATTTTGTCTTTGACCAAGGTGAAGCAATGCAAAATCCTGACTCTGACTCTGCTAAAGTAATGTCTGCATATGTAGATAATATGGTGCAAGGTCGAGTAGGACAAATGCTTCAACAGGAAAAGCAAAATGCAGTACAGGTGCAAAAGCAGATAGCTCGAAAGCAAGAAGAGCAAGCATTTCGTGAAAAAACAGGTATGACTAATGAGGAATTTGCTGGATTCGTTGATCAAGCTAAGACTCATAAGATGACACTTGAAGATGTGCACTATCTAGTTAATCGAGATAAAGCTAATGCTAATGTAGCCAATTCCACTAAACAAGATATGTTGAACCAAATGAAAAGCGTACGTAATATGCCTACTAGTGCCGCTGGAGCAAATAGCCAAGGAGATAGTAATAATCCTGATAGTAATTTATTTGATGGACTCCTTGGACTTGATAACAGTGTAGATAAACTGTTTGAGTAATAAACAGTAAAGGTTACTGCTTACTCAAACAAAACTAAAGGAGTAAGACATGTCTGATATATTAGATATTAGTACGTATAGTGGCGTTGCGGCTCCTGGTTCGGTTGGGAATCCTGTAACAGATACACCTACTGGTGATCTGCGTAGAAAGTTTAACTTTGGAGATAGAGTCTCTGAGTTATCTTTATCACAAGATCCTTTTTTCCGAATCTTAAGTATGGTTTCTAAAAAACCTACTGATGATCCGCAATTCAAATTCACAGAGCGAAGAGGCTCATTCCATAAACGTTATGCTTATATTAATGGTGTAACTTCAACCTTTGCTGTTGATGGTGGCGGAAATGCAATCGAAAATACAACTGGAAATACAGCTTATTTCCAAATGTATACAGATTGGAATGCAGCTGGTAATGTTTCAAATATTACTGGCCAAGCATCAACAACTTTTGCTGGTACAAACTCACAACCTGAGTTTTTAATGCCAGGTCAAGTAATCAAAGTAAATACTAACACCACTGCAGATTCAACATCTTCAAACGGATACCAGTTAGTTAAGATTACTGATGTTGACTTAAACACTCCTGGTTATGCTAAAGTTACAGGTGTAGTAATTAAGCCATCTGGAACATCTGGTGATAGTGTTTTCTTGTTAGATAATGATATCGCAGGTATTTCTGCAACAGGAACAAACAACCTATCTCAAGAAGCATTAGCTCCATATAAAGCTTATGTGATTGGAACTGCTTTTGCTGAAGGCTCTGGTTACCCTGAAACTTGGGATGATCAGCCTTTCTCAACCAACTATGGACGAACTCAAATCTTCAAAACTACATGCGCAATGAACAATACTGATCGTGCAACTGTACTTAAGTATGAAGGCAATGAGTGGGCTCGTATCTGGAAAGAAAAGCTAATCGAACACAAATTCGATATAGAGCAATCATTACTATTTGGACGTCAAGACAATACATACCGCACTACTCAAGGTGCAGTTGATTGGATTGGCCAATATGGTAATGGTTTTTCTTTAGATATAGCAACTAAAACTCAAGATGATTTTCTTGATGATCTTTCATCTTACCTAGATCCACGTTACAACGATGGTATGGCTACTGTATTCTTTGTGAGCACAGCAGTATACAATTGGTTGCATAAACTTGGTGGATACTTCAATAACAACTTATCAATCGGATCTAACTTCCGTGCTGATTTTGCTGTTATGGGTAAAAAGAAGGTTATGGGCTTAGACGCTACTACTATTTCAACCGTATATGGTGATATGAACGTAGTTAGGAACATCCACTTAGATGGAACTAACGTTAAAATGCTTGGTATTAATATGAAGTATTGTGCATATCGTCCACTAGTTGGTAATGGTATTAACCGAGACACATCTATTTATGTTGGTGTTCAAACTCTAGAAAACTCAGGCGTTGATCGTCGAGTAGATCAGATCTTGACAGAAGCTGGCATGGAATGGTGTTGTCCTGAAACTCATGCTGTATGGACAGCTTAAAGGAGGATGTATAGATGAGTATACCAATGTATGGACAAAATAAAGATGGTGACGCACTAGATGCCGCTGCAAGCGGTCTTACACGTGGCCATGAAGTAATGCCATTAGCTGCAGATGCAACATTAACTGCTTCAGATAGTGGGAAAGTAATTATGGCTGACGCAACAGGTGCAGGTGCCGAAGTGGATATTGCACTTCCAGCTCCATCTGCAGGCCTTAACTATAAGTTCATCGTCAAGGAAGATACCCCATCACAAGACATTAAGATTGTTGCTACAGGCGCAATTGTCTATGGTGTGATTATGGTGCATTTTATTGAAGCAGGTACTACTGTAGATACTACAGTTCTTGCGGCTGGTTCAACTAATGTTTTAATTGACACAACAGCTAAAAAAGGTGACTGGCTAGACTTCTACTGTGACGGAACTAATTGGTTCGTCAGAGGCGGTGGTTCTGTTACAGGCGCCTTCACAGTATCCTAAGGAGGTGACTAATGGCTAATGCATGGAAAGGATCTTCAGCATCATTTGGTGGATCTAGGATTTATGAAATCCAAGATGCAACATATGCCGTATCTCCTAATGATTCAGGAACAGTATTTTTATTAAATTCAGCTCTTGATATCGCTGTTAGTTTACCAGCAATATCAAAATTAGAGCCTGGATTTAATGTAAAGTTCGTTCTAAAATCAGTCGTTGCTAGTGCTAAAAACTTCACTATAACTCAAGGTCATGCTGATGATGAATTAGTTGGGCATGTTAGAGATGGTAGTGCTGATGGTACTGGTGATGTAGCAGATGCTGCAAACAATACAAAAGTGCAATTTGCTGCAACTGCTCCGGCAGGCAGTTTTATTGACATGATATGTGATGATACATCATGGTATTGTTTTGGAGCTGAATCAACAATCGCTAAATTAACCTTCGAAGATTAAGGTTAGTTAAAACAAAATGGCCGGTCCGCCTTCTGGGTAGTTCTTCTCTCCAGGGGGTGGACATGGTCTTTGTAAAGGAATAATATGGCATTTATAGATCAAGTACAAGATTTAACAAGCTTAACGGTTGCTGATAACGATGAGCTATCTCAGTTTTTAAAAGACGGAGTTCTTGATGTTACTCATAGAATCCTAAGGCTTGATCCTACTAGTGCTGAAGGATTCATTAGAGCTACTGCCGAACAAACCTCTAATGGAGATTATATAAATGGTGCCACTATAGTATCGGTAGTGAGAGAATCAGGTACTAATAATGACTGGAGAGAGTGTAGAAAAATTAATATAGGGCTTCAATCTAAGGTCACAGACTCTTCTAGCCTTGAATATGCCTCTAAGTTTAATCCTGCTTATATAGTAGAGGAAAACGGAAAGGTAAATGTTTATCCTGCACCAGGAGTTAATCCTGATGCTTATATAATTTACTATATCAATAATGTACCTGTTAATAAAGATTTAGCTGCATTATCGCACAGTGATACTGAAATAGGATATTTCCCTGATGATAAAATTTATTTAGTAATAATGTATGCTGGTATAAAATTATTACATACTGCTATGGCAGCATTACATAGTAACTCAGATGTAACTACAGCCTTAACAGCGGCCAATACAGAAATGGATGAAACACAAGCTATATGTGATCTAATAAATACCCAGGTAGACGCTGCTGTAGCTGAATTAGCTGAAGCAGTTACAAATGTAGATAGCAGTGTAGATACAGCTCTTGCAGCAATAACAACAGCATTAGGTAGAGTAAATACTGCAGTTGCGCTTGGAAATACTGAATTTGATTTAGTTAATGCTGAGGTTGACTTAGCAAATGCTCAGGTTGATGATGAAGATGTAGAGCTAGCTCAAGGATACATGGCAACTGCTCAAGGATATTCTCAAGCTGGATCTAATTATATATCCGAGGCACAGGCTTCATTGGCTGAAGCTCAAGGATATGCAGCAGAAGTAAGTGCAAGAACCAATCATACTAATGCTCAAATATCAGTTTCTCAAGGATATCTAGCTACTGCTCAATCTTATGCTGCTGAAATTCAGTCTAAGGCAGGTATAGCCTCTGGATACTTACAAGAAGCTCAAGGTAGATTTTCTATATTATCACAAGAGTATCAATGGTATAATGAGAGATACCAGCAATTAAAAAGCGAATATAATGAAGCATTTGGTGTTATGGCTTCCACCCAAAAAGATGGAGCTAAATAGATAAAACAAGCAAGGAGAGAATATGTCAAAGAAAGAAGAAACAGTAGAGAAAGAAAAGTCACTTGAAAAAACAATCAAGGAAACAACTAAAGCATTAAAAGAACAAATCAGTCAAAATAATGCTATGATATTAAAGGCTCAAGGAGCATTAGAGGTATTGCTTCAAATAACTAAGGGGGGTTAATGAAGGTTCAAGAATTAATGGAGCGGGTAGGTGTAACCCAGACTGGTAGAGCTATTGCATATATTAAAGATGGTTTAGAAGAGATAAATATGTTAGCTGAAACGCATATTACCACATCCAGAATTGACATTGTAAAGGATCAACGTTTTTATGATCTTCCTAAGGATATGATTAAAATGCTTGACCTTAGATGCAAAAATCAATTAAATGGAGATGACGAATATAGAAGTCTTCCTAGGGCTGTAGGTAAACCAACAAGTAAGGATTCAGATGGCAACTAGAAAATCATATGCATATCAAATCAAAGGAAATAAAATATCTTTATTAGAGAATCAATTTGGATATGGTTCTGGCCAAGATGTAATTACTGTTAATGGATCAAGCATTAATCATAAACAGCACACATTAGATGAAATTGGACCAACAGGTAAACCTTCATGGGTTAGCCCTGATTCTGACGTTACAAATGGTATAGAAGTAGAATACGCATATAGTCCTACATATTCAACGCCAACTAAAAGAATTGATTCTGGTACTGCAGATACTTACCATCTTTATAATGGATGGTTTGTCGTTGATGGATATCTTACTATTGGCCAATATCTTAAAGACTGGGTAAATGATGCAAGCATAGCTGTAGACTCTTATATCTTAATTGAAGGATCAGATAGATGGAATGGTATTCATAAAGTTAAGGCTGTTCAAGATATTGCTGCTGGAGGATCTCATGGTGGTATTCAGACTTATACAAAAGTAGAAGATTCTACTAAATATTTTACTGACGATTCAGTCTCATGGGTTACAACAGCGAATACTATAACTGGAGTAAGCTCTAGTTTTTCTACTATTTTTAGTGCTAGCCCATCATCTAGTGAATATATATGGATTGCTGGTAGCGATGCTAGTAGTGGTATAAATAATGGCTTGGTTTCAGGTTGGAGTTATAGTACAGGTAGTGGTGGCACTATAGACCTTTCAAGTGCAACAGTATATAAATATGATAATCTTTCAGAGGGCACTCAAACTGTAAATTATATACAAAACGATGGGGCTCAGGCAGTTTATATATATGAGGGCTTTAGAGAGAACGGAGGGGCTCATTTTTATTCTGGTGTAAGTGTATTAGAGGATGAATCATTTGAATTAGATTTACCACCATATTTATCGAAAGCATTAGTATATTATGTAAAAGCTAAATTTGCTGAAGATCAAATGGATATTGAGAAAAAAGAATATCTCATGAGAGAGTTTAAACGATTAGTAGAAAAGCATGAAAGTGCAAAAATATCAGGGCCCAGAAGAATTATGGGCTTTGGAATGACAAGATAATAAACCCATTCACGGACGGTCAGTCCTTAGGGAATAACTCACAAGGAGGATAATATGGCAAACAGAGGTAGACAGGAATTTTCGGTACAAGAAGCAGTCAACATGGATGCTTTTGGTGATTTTAATTACCAAGAGATAGAAATGACTGATGAAACAGCCAATACAGTTACTGCGGTTACAGGTGTAAATCCTGCAAAGAAAGTAGTATTTTATGATAAGCCAGGAAGTAGTTCTGCGACATT